GTAACATAGTCTCCTATATTTAAATTATGTGAAGCTTTGTTTACTGTTACAGTTGATGATCCGTTTGTTGATGTAAATGTAGCTCCTGTAATTGCAGTCGCTAAAGGTGTTATGTCATAAAATGCATCTTCATAGTAAATGTACAAAGCCTTGGACGTTCCTAATGCAGCATACTTTCTACCTTCTAAATCGTTCCAACAATGTTGAGCTCTTGCAGGACCTGCTATTGTTTTTTGTCCTATTGCTTCGAAACCACCAATTTTTTCTGGTTGACCATATCTAAACCTAACAAAATCACTATCTATCCATTGGCCTTCAGCTCCTGAAGGTGTATCTGATTTATTTAATCCAGGTCTTATTTGTACGTTTGTTAAAGGCATAAGGTATTTTACACCATTTTAAAGCTTCTTCCAAGTAGACGGAGAAGGTATGTTATGCTCTGATTTTATACCTTCTTTCATTGTAAGCATTACATCACCTGATATAGATATACGGGGTTCTTCTTTTGTATTCTTACCTGTTTCATGAAATATCATAGATGGGAATATTATTAAATTACCAGTAGCTGCAGGATATTCTGCTTTTGCAAAATTTGTATTATCCCATTTATTAAAATATGGTTCACGTCTAGGTACGTTTAATCCAACTTTATGAGCTTCATCATCTAACAAAAAAAGATTTCCTTGATCCTCTGCATAGGGATAATAAACAAAAGAATAATGACTACTCATATGTCTATGGTATGCAATAAATTGATCTTTCAATGAATACGTTGCCCACGATTTTGTTATATAAGCTTCAAACAAGCTCATGTCATAATTCTGCATTAACAAAGCACCTTTAATGCCATCTTTAATTTCTTTAAATAACTTACTAAATCTTTTATCTAAATGTAAATTGTCATCAATAGATTGTAACTCTTTTGGTTTTATATCCGTGGTCCGTGAGTATTGAGAATTTGTAGCTGAAATATTTTTAGATATAATTGGTATTATATCCTCATTTATTTTTTTAAAATTTTTTATTGAAGTAATGTAAATAGGATAACCAAACCACTTGGTAATATTTGCCATTTAGACACTATACTAATTTACTTTTAAAAATCTATATTTTATTTCTCCATTACCGCCCGAAGCACCTGCAGCAGTTGTGTCCTCAACACCATATTGAGCACCACCTCCTCCGCCACCAGATCCTCGTGTGCCTGCAGTCCCGCCTGTTGACCCTCCTTGTGGAGAGCCTGCTCCTCCAGATACGTTTCCATCATATGAAGCTCCTCCAGTACCACCACCTATCTGACAGTTATCTCCGCTACAGTTTCCAGGATTAGCTCCAGCTGCTCCATTACCACTGTCGTTAAATGTTCCCGTAGGTCCTGACGTATTAGTCGTCACTGCTTTTGTTGTTCCATCAGTGTCTCTGAAATTACCAGAGGTTACAGCAGTTCCCGATATTGTGTGTGATCCTGCGGATCCTGCAGTGTTACTTCTTAAAGGTCCTTGAACACCTCCTCCTGATGATGAAGCTCCGCCTCCACCGTTTAATGTAAATAAACTTCCTGTAGATGAACCAGATAATGTTGTGTTTGTACCAGAACTTGAGCTTCCGCTGTATCTGTCAGAGGCTGAGTTATTAGCAGCACCACCAGAGCCAATAGCATAAGATATTGTTTCACCGCTTGAGACAGTTAAAATTTTATCAGAAATATATCCTCCTGATCCACCACCTGCACCAGCAGATTCACCTCCAGCTTTATCGTAACTAGCTCCACGGAAACCACCACCACCTGCTCCTACTGCAAATTGAATATGTATGGCATTTGCTTGGTCAGGCACTACAAATGACCCTGAGCCAGATGATAAAGTAGCAAAAGAAGTTGCTTCGAATGCACTAAATACTAAACGCCATGTACCTGAGTCTTTGGCGTATACTTCATCCATTTCTTCCCAAGTTCCAGATACCTTTGCATAAACTTGATCTGCTTCTTGGTAAGTTCCAGATACTTTACCAAATGTATTAGCCATCTAAACTCCTATGTTGAATATTTAAACCAAATATCTCCATCACTACCACCAGAGGGGCTAGATGTACTTATAGTAAATTTTCTTGCAAGTTTGTCAGCAGAAACTGCGTTGTCTGCTATTTTGGCTGTGGTCACATTTGCGTTTGAAATGTTTACTGTTAAAACTGCATTATCAGCAATTGCCGCGCTGACTATTGCATCATCAGCAATTTTAGCACTCGTGACTGCGTCATCAGCCATTTGTGCAGTGCCTATTGTACCACCTAACGTATCTAAGGATACTTCATTTAAATTTGTACCATCTGAATAAGCAGCATAAATTTTTTGTGCGTCAGGACTAAATCCTGTGCCACTAGCAGTTTTAATTGTAAGATTTGTTGGATTAGAAACTCCTGTACAATCAAATATATAAAACTTTTCTATACTATCAGGTATTGTACATACTGTACTTGATCCTGCAGTTATGGTTGCAAATTTTATAATCATATTTCTAGCATTTGATAATGCTGCATTACTCATAACTAATGCTGTAGTTCCACCAGAAGATAATGTAATTTGTTCAAAACCAGCAATTGCTTGTTGAATTAAATTTAAATTTGTGTTTGTTTTAGTTCCCCATGTACCAGCGTTTTCACCGGTAGCCATAAGTTCAAGTTTAAGATCTGTTGAAAATGTAGATGCCATGTCGGTATTATATCCTTTCTACGCTGCTATATCAACATCAGTCCATGTGTTTGTTACATCTGGATCTACGTTAGACCAAGCTGTAACTAACGGGCCATTTATTGAGCCTGTAATTTGTATACCTGTTAAAGGCACTTCTACTCCTGGAACTCCAGTAGCACTTCCTATAGATGATGTTAAAGAACTACCTGTAACATCAACAGGAGTATTTAATTCTACTGTTTCCTCACCTAAACCTAATGTTCCTTGTATACCAGTAACACTTACATTTGCATCTCCTGTAACAGTTGGTATTGCACCCGCTGTCATAGTCAAATCATGTTCAGTAACAACTACACTGACATTACCATCAGCACTTACAGAGAAAGTCCCAATAGTAAAATTAGCTTGTGATCCAGATACTTGTACAGTTGCAGTACCTGTAGGAGTCTCTTCTCCAAATGACATGGTTAATTGAGAACCGCTTACGTCAACTGGTGTATTAAGTGCTGCAGTAGCTGATCCAATACTACTTGATAGCTGAATACCTGATACACTTACACTAGCATTAGCAGCTATAGTTGAAGCACCAACACTCCCCGTAAGTTGTAAACCTGTTACAGACAGATTGACATTAGTTCCTCCAAGAGAGGCTATTGGTGATTGTGATATGGCGGATATACCAAGCAAATTTTACTCCTTTTATTGTAAATTTAGATTATATACTATATTTTTATAGTATCAACTCCGTGAAAATGTAATATATATTCAATGAATTTCTTAGAAGCGATAGTAGAAATAAAAAATGTTGTAGAACCTTCTTTTAGTGAAAAAATAATTGATTTTGTAGACCATAAAGCTGAAAATAATCTTGGTATTACTGATATGGTTAATACATCTATAAGAAAAGTAAACGGCTATCATTTAAATTTAGATACCCCTACCAATATGTTTTATTGGAATTATATAAAAAAAGAAATAGAGCGATTATATGTTTTTTATAAAGTAAAATTTCCTATGATTAATAATTTAAAAATTAATCAGATAGATTTATTAAAATACAATGTGGGAGATAAATATGACGTTCATAGTGATTACCATACTTATTCTCCTAGATCATTGAGTGTTATTATTAATTTGAACAATGACTATGAAGGTGGGCATTTAATTTTTACTGATCAGAAAAAACAAGAAATAAAAAAAATAAAACTTACAGAGAGATCAATTGTATTTTTTCCAAGTAATTTTATGTATCCTCATAGCGTTCAACCTATAACCAAAGGAACTAGATATAGCATAGCAGCATGGCTTCAGTAAAACATAAATTAATAAAAAATTTCTTTTCAAAAAATGAATTAAGTATTATTCAAAAATACTGTTACAATAAATTAGATCAAAGCAAGGATTATTATATTGACGAACAATCTTTTTCACCAGCTTGGTATAATGATTCCTTAATGAATGTTTTTTTAGATAAAAAATTAGACCTTATAGAACATGAGTCTAACTTAAAAATTTTTCCAACATATGCATATTGGAGATATTATGTGTTTGGAGCTACTTTGAAAAAACATACAGATAGACCAGCTTGTGAAATAAGTGTAACCGCTTGTATTAAAAAATATGATGATTGGTCTATTTTTATTAAAGATGAAGAATTCCATATAGAAGAAGGTGATGCTGTTTTATATGCGGGACACGAAGTTGAGCATTGGCGTTCTGGTGTCTACAAAGGTGAGGGATTAGCTCAAGTTTTTTTACATTATGTAAATCAAGATGGAGATTATACTGAGCACGCTTATGATAATTTTTTAAAAACAACAGGTAGAAAAGAGTGATACAAATAATTGATAAAAACAAAAGTTGTAATAATAATTTAATCATTACTTATCCTAAAACTGTAAAAATAATATTTGGTAATTATAATCGTCCTGACATTATAAATAATCTCTTAATTGAAATTAAAAATAATATAAACAAAACTATGGATTCTTTAACTAACGTTAAAGGTGGCATGACTAAATGGAATCATTTAATAGAGAATAAATATTTTAATAATTTTTTTCAATATTTAATTTACAAACATCAATCTGACAGTCCTGAAGTATTTGAAGAATTTAATAAAAAATATGTAATTCATAATGCTTGGGGAAATGAAATTAAAAAAGGAGATAGTCTTAAACAACACATACATCCTTGTATTCATGGTATTTTATATTTAACAAAGGGATGTGAGTTAGAGCTACCTGAATTAAATATTAAAATTAATCCTAGTCCAGGAGATTATTATATTTTACCTCTCGATATTAAACATGGGTTTGAGCCTTCTAAAAATAAAGAGAATAGATATAGCGTAGTATTTAATATAATGCCAAAATCTAAAGGTCTATTGTAATGCTTCAAGTAGTAGATAATTTTTTTACAAAAAAGATGCATGAAAAAATAAAAATATTTTGTAAACAAGGATTACATTTTGCACCATCCTTTACAAAAAACAAAAGCTATTTTGGTTTAAGATCAAATATGAAAACCGATCTTAGTAAACATTTTATAGATATGGCAAAATATAAATTTAAAATAAATATAACAAAAGTGCATAAAGAGAGTGGAATTGACATTAGAGACTTAGATAATTTTATACCTCATGCAGATCCGCATTCATCTCTAAATTTGTTTGTAATGATACAAGGTGATAAAGCTGCAAACAACGGTATTGTTTTTTACGATGAAAAAGAAATAGATATGCATATTGGTTTTAGAGAAAATAGAGCTGTTTTATTTTCAAGTAATATGCTTCACAGTCCTAATGTTTATCCGAAAAAAAATATAAAAAGAATTACTTCAACTTTATTTATTACGGAGTATAATTTTATTTAGTTCATCTATCGTAAAATATTCCATAAGAAGTAAGGAACCTTGGGGTTAGTCCTACAACAGAATGAAAAACACCTCTCTTAATATAAATCATGTCGTTAGGTTTCATATCAAAAACATAACTAAATTCTCCTGTTACAATATTAACAATGGCCTCACCTTGTTGTAGATGGAGTACAGTTGATTCTACATCTTTATGTAATTTAAAACCACCAACACTATTTAAGTAAGATCCGTACATATCAGTTTCATGATGTTGACCAGGAAACAATTTTTTTAAAGTGGATTCAATTGGTTGTAATTTTTTTACTTTAATTCTTTTTGCTTGATAATTAATTGTGTTGTTGTGGTTAGGTTTGTAATTTTCTCTTTCTAAGTGCATCATCAACTCACCATTAATCATGTTTTTATTAACTATATCTATTATCTCTTGCCAACTTAAAATAATATTAAAATCATGTTTCACTCTTACACAAGGCATTTGACACTCATTTAAATTTTCTAAATCAAAGGTAAGTTTTTGGTAATTTCTATCTACAATCATAAATTTCTTAAATTAAACGCATAACATATTCTTTTTTCATTTCTATTTTCTGGTAAAACATAATGAATTAAATCACTAGGAAACAATAAATATTCAAATAACTTTGGTTCAACTTTAAAGTAATCATTATCTTTTGCAAAATGTAAATTGTTATTTTCATGCGATAAATAAAATACTCCAGAAGTTCTTACATTTTGTCCACCATGTGAATGAGGAAAGTTATAAGATTTATTTCCTAAAACATTTAACCAAGAATTGACAATATGTAAATTATAGATGTTATTAAAATAATTATTTAATTGAGTATCTAATTCGTTCTTACCATCAAAATCCTGATGAAATTGAAAACCATTGACACAAGAAATATTATTTTCCTCTACATATTCTTTTTGAACAAAAGAAATTATTTTTTTATGAAGCTCAATTGGTATAGGAAATTTACCATGAGTGACACGAGTAACAAAAAGATTGTAAGACTTAATCATTATAAGGTGCTAACATCCAAGATGTGAAAATATATTTTTCTCCTTTGAGTGGTGGGTTGCCTCTATGAAGGTAAGGGAAAGTTGCTGGAAATATAACAATTCTATTCTTTTTTGGTTTTACCCTAACACTTTGATGCAAAAATTCTGTTTCTCCACCTTCTTCAACATCATTTAAATAAATAATATAAGACAATATTCTATTAGAATTATTAAAACCAGTCGTATGTTCTATATGCCAAACGTGATAACCCTCACTAGGTAAAGTTTTTTGAATTTTAAAATTAGTATAACTAAAATCTTTATTGCCATAAACATTTTTAATACCTGTGTTATTTTCATAATGTTTTAAGGCTGTATCAAAATTAAAAATTAAAGGTTTTAAAGTATCTGACCAAATCTCAACATTATGTGGTTCTGCAAAGAATTGTGCGTCTTTTTTAACAATACCATCAGCATTTTCTGAAGCAACTCTATTCAT